CGATTGGCGACAACTGGTGCGCGAGCCTGTGGCGCGAGAGATTGCAAAGAGACGCACCTTGATTCCTGATGCGCCGAGCGGGTCCGGTGATTGGCCGTTTGGGTATAGCAACATTGTGTTGCACGTGGGTACGACCATCACGAATGCGGCGGCTACCAATCATGTGTTGAAGGAGGGCTTGCCATACAACGGCGTCAATGACAATCCCGGCTATGGCAATCTGACCGTGTGGTGGGATTCGGCGGTCGCCATCCCAGCCAATCAATCATTGCTGTATGTGAGTTTGTATACGCGCGAAGTGTCGGAGCTGTCTCCGCTGTACATCGACGCGCACCCTGTTGATATTGTGTTGGCGGTGTGGAATGAGGCGCGGATGTTTTGGAAGAATCCCGCCGACCCTGACCCTGCGTGGGTGGCGCAGATTCGCAGTCTGATTGGCGTGAACACACGCTTGGCTCTTCGCATAACAGAGCCGCCCACGATTAGCAAGTTTTTGGACGATGCCATCTTTGGCCCGTTCGGTTTGTCGGCTCGCGTTGACAGCGCATCTGGCGCGTTGCGATTGGTTGATACAAGGGGGCGTGGCACAAGTACGCCGAGCATCACTATCACAGCGGCGGATATGGCGAACGGCTCCGACCTTGTGTTTGACCTTGACGAAAAGACGGCAGTATCTGCTGTGCAATTGACCGCCAAAACATTCAATACCAATTACTCCGCGCAAGCTGGCGTGAACTCAAGCAAGCCTACGCCGACTGATGGCGTGGTCGTTGGTGAGGTAAAGGCGACCGCGCGTAATGCGGATATGACGGTGTTCTCTGGGCGTGAAATCAAGTACGACATTCCCGGCATGGTACATAACGCCGCTGGCTGGTTGTCGAATGAACTTGAAATGTTGCAGTCGATTGCCGTCCCGATTTATGCGCGATTCGGGCGCGGCTCACAGGCGGCTGATGTTTCAATTATTGACACGTCCAGCGCGGCGGCACTTGAAGTTGGCGACGAGTGCATCTTCTCCGCTCCGCACTATCCCAATGCGAACTATCGCATCGGGGAATCGTCGGTGGCTGGACGCATCATGCAAGTCATTCGTCGCACCGAAACGCCAGCGGGTCCAATCCTTCGACTGCTTGACGTTGGATTGAATCAGGCATCAAGTCCCGCGCCCACGCTCGTTGCCCGTAAGTCACCAACGGCGGGGACGTATGCCGCGCAGTTCCGATTGAACAATGCCGCTACGATGACGGCGGCATTCCTGTCGGTCGAGGTGCAATGGTCTACGGGTGCATCGACTCCCACGGGTGATGGCACCACGTTTAATGTGTATGGCCCTGCGGATATTCCTACGGACTATGTGACGCTTCCGACTGTGCCACAGGGTACTCGCGTGTGGGTGCGAGCGCGGTCCAAGGCGTATGAGCGCAGAGCTTCGGCGTGGACCGCGTGGACATCGGTGCTGTTGGATTCGATGACGGCGGTAACGGGACTCACCGCATCGCCCATCACGACCACATCCGTCACATTGTCGTGGACGAATACCAACGTGTCGCTTCCTGTTGGCGTGTATTTGTTCCAAGGTGCATCGGCCCCTGCCTCATGGGATGAATACAAGGTGACATCGCTCGCCGCTGGCACTACGACCATCACGATTGGTGAGCGCATTAGTTCCGGTTTGCAGTACGTTGCCGCCATTGCGTATGATGATGTCACGGGTGCTGGGCCGTTTACGACCAGAACGTTTACCGCTACTGGAAGCGGCGGCACCGCGCTTCGCCCTGCGGGATTAGCCATCGTTCCCGGTATTGACAATGCCAGTTTGTTGCAGGGCAATGTGCTGGCGTTGTATCCCGCTCTTGGCGAGAATCCAGCTATCGCAGAGTTAAATACGGTCATCGCCCGTGCGCCAGATGTGAGCGGCTCGCCCGGAACGTTTGCTGATATTGCTACGGTATCCGCTGATACGACTACCTATGTGGACTATCTGCCTCGTACTGGCACAACGTATTGGTATCGCATCCGTCATACGAGTCCCGGTAAGGCGGCTTCATCGAATACACCATCGGTGGATGGAATTGCGACAGGCGTTCAGCAGAACATCGTGCGACCCGATGCGGTGGCTCCGATTGTCACGGTTACGACGAGCGAATCTGGCACCACGGCGACCGTCACAATTGGTATCAACGACCCGCAGAATCGCTTGGTACAGGTACGATTCCGTCAGCGCACGAACAACGGCGCGTGGTCGGCGTGGACTATTGATAGCACTTCTCCATACACCTATAGCGCTACCATTCCCGCTGAAGGATTCGTCGAGATTGAGTACGAGGTCACGGGCTATGCGGCTGATGGTGTGTCGCGCATCTTGGCATCTGGCATTGAGTCATTCGACGCCGACACTATCGCCAACATCGTCTCGGCCTCTGGCACGTTCTCGCTGGCTGGCGCGTTGACGCTGGGCATTCAAGCCGACACCGATACGGCAAGTTTCAGGTATGCATATGCGACTACCGATTGGGCGTCTGATGCGGCGGCACTTGCGGCGGCGACAGGTGGTGGCTCTAATTTGGTCGATGCGCGAAATGTGACCGCAATATTGACTGGCCCATACGCCGTTGGCACTACGGTGTATCTGGCGATTGCTGGTTATACGGGCGCATCTGGCGGTGGCACCGTGTCTGGGCCGTATCGCTACTCGTTCCTGAACGGGTCGCGTGACACCATTCCCCTCATTGCACGGGCGCGGTTGTTTAGCATCAGCGCAACGCAAGCAGTCGTGCGCGTGGCGGTGGCGTCTCCGATTGCGCTGTCGCCTAACACCGCGACCATTGCGTACACGCCGACCGACTTGGGCATTACGCCAGCATCTGGGCAGACGGTCAATCCGGTGACAGGTGATGATGTCAACGAAGCGACCACGGCGAGCTACAAGGATTTCACCATCCCGCGCCCTGCGAACGGAGCCGTCCCTGCGCGTGTCACGTTCACGGTGACGGCAACAGGTCGCGTATCGGCAACGCCTTCCGCGACCATCGTGCCGCAGAATCCCATACCAGCCAGCCTCATTGTCAACTACGAGGCATCGGATACGGAGTACGTCATCACGTGGTCGGTCGGCTCTGGTGATACGGCGACTTTGAGCATTGATGGTGGGGCGTATTCGACCCCGCCAGCATCTCCGATTACCGTGGCCCGTGAGCCATACAAGACAGGCGCGGATAAGGTCTACACGTTTAAGTCGGTGGGCGCGGGTGGCGATACGCTCACCTCCAGCGTGACGGTCGCCAAGCAGTATCCGTATGTGGCGGCGGCGGCAGAGGTCAACATCACCGCCATCACGCGCAAGTCAACGACTACATTCACGACCACGTGGACGGACTCTAACTTGCCAGCGGGTGCGACCTTCACGATTTCGTGGAAGATATTTGACGTTGGCACCGGAACAGGAACCGCGAACAATGTGACCTCGCCATACGATGCCACAGGCAATACTGGCCTCACCACGGGGTCGGTGGCGCGAGTGACTATTACCGCGAAGGACAGCGGCGGCAATGTGGTCGCCTCTGATACTGACACCGTTACCTTCTAATGCGACTCCATCTTCTCTCCGTTCCACACACGCTCACCACGAAAGCATTCTCGCATTGCGCGTTCACGCAGAAGGTCTACAAGTTTGCACGGATGATGCGTCCCTATGGATACGAGGTATTGCACTATGGGGTGGAGGGGGCGGACTCTGGCGCGACAGCGGATGTGGTGCTGATGGGGCAAGACGAGCATCAGCAGTTGCTCGGGCATCCGTATCATCACGATGGCGCGGCGTTCTTTGGCAACGATGCTCAAGCGGATTCGTCGCTTTATCGGCAATGGAACTACTACGCTCGCGAGCAACTCAAGACCTACGTTGAGCCGGGAGATTGCGTCTTGCTTCCGTTCGGTCATGCTCACGCTCCCGCTGTGCGTGGGCTGAATGTCTTGACGCAGGGCGCGTGTGCGATTGAGTCAGGCATCGGCTACTACGATTGCCTCTTACCGTGGCGCGTGTACGAATCCGAAGCGGTGCGGCACGGGGTGATGGCGAAGGAGGGACGGTCGGGTGTTCACGCGACCAGCTCGCGTCTGGAGTTTGTCATCCCGAATTACTACGAGCAGAGCGATTGGCCCGAAGGCAAGGGCGGCGATGCGGTCGTGTTTCTTGGGCGGCTGACGGAAGGCAAGGGCATCCATCTCATTCTCTCTCTCGCCAAGCAACGGCCCTCTGTGCAGTTCCGCATAGCGGGGCAGGGCGACATCTCCGTATTCGGTGAGGTGCCGCCCAACGTCGAGGTGGTGGGGCCGCTCACGCATGAGCGAGCAGAGTATCTGGGCAACGCTCGCGCTATCATCGCCCCCTCGCATTACCTTGAGCCGTTCTGCGGCACGGTGGTGGAGGCCGCCCTCTGTGGCACTCCCGCGATTACGTCGAGCTTCGGGGCATTTACTGAGACGGTGGTGCAGGGCGAGACAGGGTTCCGCTGTCAGACGGAGCGTCAGTATCTCGACGCGATTGATGCGGTGTGCGGCCTGAATCGGTCAGCGATTCGCGAGCGAGCCATCGCCAAGTACACGCTCCAGCCTGTCGGCAAGTTGTACGATGAGGCGTTCGCGGTGATTGGCGAACGGTGTCAAGCGGGAGCGTTTCCGGTTGCTGGTTGGAATGCTTGACAGGTGCGTATATTTATGCAGACCCTATGGAGAGGTAGCGCGATGGAGCAAGAGCGTAGCGAGTTTATGTTGCTGGTGGCGGGGTTCGCGGGGTCGCTGATTACCGTGCTATCAAAGCCCAACAACACCTTCCGCGATTCCGCGTTGAGCATCATTGCGGGAACCTCTTGTGCGTACTTTCTCACGCCGCTGGTCTTTGCGGTGACGGGGATAGAGGCCAGCTCTAACACGCAATCCGCGATGGCGTTTTTTCTGGGGGTCTTGGGTATGCGAACGATTGAGTTCCTCGTTGGCAAGTTGTTTCCAGAGAGCAAGGGCATCTCGCTCTAATGCCAAAGGTCTCCAGCCCGAATCATTCGGCGCGGCCCAATGAGGCCAAGCCTCGCCTCATCGTGCTTCACGCAACTGGCCCCGGCTCGCTCAAGGGCATCTTGGAATGGCTCACCACGCCAGCCAGCAAGGTCAGCTATCACGGACTGATTGCCTCGGACGGGGCGTACCACAATCTGGTGTCGCCAGAGCGGAGCGCCTATCACGCTGGCGTCAGCGAGTGGAACGGATTCAAGAACGTCAACGGCATCTCGCTTGGCTTGGCCTTTGTCAATCCAAATGACGGCGTGATTCCGTTAACGCCGCAACAGATTGCCATTGCCAAAGGCGTCATCCAATACTGGCGGCAGAACTATCCCATCGAAGCGATTACGACGCACGCGGCGGTGGCCCGACCCGTCGGACGTAAGACGGACCCGAACGCGCCCAACTTTCGCTTGACTGATTACGCATGACAGACAAAGCGTTTCTTGCGCTTATGGCGGGGCTTATTGCGTGGGGGCTATACCTACTGCGCCCCCGCCCCGATAGTGCGGCAGACGAGCGTATAGCGCAATTGCAGGGGCGCGTGGTCGAGCTACAGCGTCAGTTAGATATGGCGGTTATCAAGAGCAACGACGCCGCTATCAAGGTGAACGTGGCGCGAAACGCTATCAAGACGCCCGACTTTCGCTTATCGGTAGACAGCGCGATGTATGTGGCGCTCGACAGCACGGCAACTATCAAGGAACTACGAGTCACGCTTATCAAGACCGTCGAGCAAGCGGAGCAATATCAGGTCGAGGTCTTGCGCTATCAAGAAGCGGTTGACACTATGGTGGTAGCGCATGTGCAAGAGCGACAGGCGTTTAGCGAAACGATTGATACGCTACGCGCATTGGTTCAGGCATCAGCGCCGACGCCATGTAGCTACTTGGGGCTACGGTGTCCTAATCGAAGCACCGCGTTTGTACTTGGCGTTGTGTCTGCCTTCGTCTTGACACTCGCGGTGGTATTGTAGGAGATGCCGACGATGCCTGATTGCGTGCGTGTGATTTGTCCCGACTGCGGTGGGACGTCTACCGATAGCCATTTCCCTGCGTGCGGGTGGTGCATGGACGGCGGGTTCGTGGATGTGGACCGCAACGCCGATGGGTCGGTGCCGCTACTGCACACCGATGGACGATTGGTGCATCTATACATTCCCCCTGCGTCGCCGTTCGATGCCACTCCGCCACGACCATATAGCGTGGTCGCGTAACGAACTGGCGCGTTGCCAGTTTTTTACCTCGCTTGGCTATAGCGCGGCAGATACGGCGTCGCGCCTCAACACCGAGTTTCACGATAGCAACGCGGTACGCGGCGAAGCGTCGGTCAAGATGGTACGGCAGAAGCAGGGCTGGAAGGTCGGGCCGAAAGCCAAAGCGCCGTTGCCCGACGTGCCGGGAAAGGAAACGGAACAAGAAGTTCAGCACAGCGCCACGGAGTCGGGCATCGAAGCGCGGTCGAATGGCAAGCGCATTAAGACGGTGGACGATTTGCTGAAGCATATCGGCGCCGACCTGACCAAGTTCGAGGTCGCGGAAAGTCAGGCGACCAAGTACGAAGTGGCAACCAAAGACCCAAGCACGGGCAAAGTCAGCACGACCGAACTGCACCGCGTGTTCGTCAAGCTTCGCCCAAAGGCGGGGCCAAATATCTTGGAAGCGGTTGAGGCGTTGATTGCGGGAGCGTACAGCAAACGACGTACAGTCGTGACGCGACGCGTTACGAACGCCACAAGCGACACGCTTCATGCTCTTGTGTTGGCGGACCCACACATTGGCAAGTACGCGTGGGGAAAGGAAACAGGTTGGGAGGACTACGACATCACGATTGCCACGCGCTTGATTCGTGAGTCGGTGGCAGAGTTGTTAGACACCAAGCAACCCGCTGGCAAGTTAGCGTTGTGGTGCTTGGGCGACATCTTGCATTACGACACACCGCACGGTACGACGACCAAAGGCACGCCACTCGACCGCGATGGGCGCGTCGAGAAGATGTTGGAGGAAGCCGTCGCCACGTTGTGCGATGTGATTACGGACATGAGCAAGCGTGCGTCAGTGGATGTGGTGTTGGTTCCCGGCAATCACGATGCGGTCATGACGGTGGCGTTGCGGCAAATTCTTTCCGCAGAATTCAGGGGACACGCTGGCGTAACCATAAACACAACCAATACCACCCGTAAATACGTGACGCACGGGCGGTGTTTGATTGGATTGACGCACGGCGATAAAGCGCAAAAGCATTTGGGCGAGTTGATGGCGTTAGAGGCATCAACGTATTGGGGGATTGCCGCGTTGCGGGAAGTGCATCACGGGCATCGGCACAGCGAAGCGGCGGTCACGACGGTCGGCGGCGTGACGGTACGCCAGCACCCTGCGCTCTGTCCACCCGACGGCTGGCATGCGATGGAGGGTTACGTTGGGGCGCCGAGAGCAATGGACTCATACACGTATCATGCCGACGGTTATTTGGTGGGCATGACGCGAGCGACGGTCAAACCATGAGCGAGCGTGCGGTATGCCGTGATTGGTCGCCTATCCCGTGCGCCGAGCGGAAGGCGGCACGCGAGCGCGGCGACATCAATTACGTCTGGGGATTGGGGTGGGTATGGTGGAAGTCGAAGGACGTCACGCAACGGTGGGAGCGTTGCCCGTGGTGCGACGGCTTATTGCCCACGATGGAAGGGATTGTGAAGCACGGCATTCTTTACGGGTGGCCCGACCATGACTAGACGCAAGACGAATCCGTTTACAAATCGGAAGGCGACGGTCAGCGTGCATCGCAACGGATTGAGCATTGAGATATCCGACGTCGCGGCAACCGATAGCGGGGCGGTGGCAAAGGAACTACTTGACATGGTGCGCACGTTGATTCAGGCGGGATACGAGGAGCTTATCGTTGACGCTGGCTCATTGCACGGTGGCGGCTTCGAAACGCCCGACGAAGATGACGGCGAAGATTTCGTCTTGCCCGTTGAAGCCAAGCGACGCCCAATGGGGTTCCGCGTGTAGCGTAAGTCGTTGGTAGGCAATAGCTTACACCGTACGTAGCCGCGTGTAATATTGACTGTGCAATGTCGTCAGAAGCATTGCATCGTAGGAACAAGTGATGGCCCCGCAAGTATCTCTTGGTGTTTCGGCACCCTTCTGACAGGAGAGAACGCGGGGCCGTTTCTTTTGGGGGTTGTCAACTCAACACGTGTAAAAGTTCGGGCTTATTCTCGGTTTCCCGAACGTCATGTAATCCGATACGTGACAATCAATCCTAACCGTGCTGATGTCTCTCAATCAAAACAAATCCACGCTCTGTCAGCCTACAACGTGGTCGGTCGTTTTGAGAGTGCATTAGGAGTAGGACGGTGGCATCGCATTACCGTTAGGTCACCCGTCGAGGGATTGCGTACGTGGACCCCCGTACCAACGCAGACGGCCCCAATGCGAGACTTCGGACTTAATACTTGCGTCATCTCGACTCGTACACCAACGACCGGGAATGGCCGGGGTCTGGACTTCCGACGACGAATGTTTCATGCGTATTTCCTTAACGTTTGCTGTTTGCTCATTCTGTGTGTATCGTTCCATCGCAAGTTCCCCGCGCTCCGTGTCGGGGGATACAGAAATCGCGGGACTTGCCAAGCCCGTCACTCCTGACCGAGTGGCGGGTTTGTTTTTACAAGTCTTTACAGGTCAACGGTTTACACGATACCTCGCGGAGTATTTACAAACGGCGTGGGTTTTGATATTGTGTTGCTACCCCCTCACACGGAGAGTGCCGCAATGGAGAAACTGGATTGCCCGACCTGTGGGAAGCCGATTCTGGTGAGCGTTTACTATTCGCCGCCCGAACCGTCGGTTGGTTTATCGCATGATTACGAAGTCACGATTGTCGAAGCGGAATGCGACCACGAATTCACGGACAAGCAACACGAGGAAGCGTTCGAATATCTGTGGGACCGTGAGCAAGACCGCCGCGTCGATGATTACGAAGACCCCAAGTATGCCAGAGGGTACGATGACCTATAAGCGAACCACGGATGAAGTAATGGCGATGGTGGAAGCGTTTCGCCAAGACCTTCACAACGTTCAGCGCAAATACGATGAGTTCGTAGGCGAATACGATGCTATCGGTCGCATAGACACCAAGGAAGAATGGCGAACGATGAAGGCGTATGGGATGATATGGAGCGCGTGGTGGGATTTAACTGATACGATAGCATTTCTTCGGGCGGCACAACGTCGCCTCCGTGACGGCGACGGCATCGCCGCAGACGCAGAGTAGGAGAGGCAGACAATGGGTATCATCAAGCTGGTGAACGAAGGTGACGAACACACGATGACCGTCACCGAATGCAAAACGGTCGCTGGGAACTACGGCGACCAAGTGCTGTTTAGCGATGGTGCGGACACGCTATACCTTCCCAAGCAGTCAGCCGACCGTCAATTGGAGCGACTAGGCATTGACGTTGATGCGGCAGTCGGTATGACGTTGACGTTTAGCCGTGACCCGAATCCCAAAAAGGGCGCGAAGCCGTACTGGGGCATTAGCTACGCTGGCACGGAACCCGCTCAGCCGAAGCCGACGGCTCGCGTGGAACCCGCTAAGCCAGCCGCCTCCGGTGCCGTCCAGCCGCGCCGAGATTCGATTCTGGCGAACTATCTGATGCTCTGGGATTCGGTTGCAATGCATTTGGTACAGGCGTCAAAGAAGCATGGCGATTCAGTAGGCATCTTATTGGACGCGGCGGCGATTCAGGCGGCGACTGCGACCGTTTGGATTTCGTGGAAGGACAAGGGGATTCAGCCTGATGGGTTGCCAGAATCAAAGCCGATAGAGAAGGCACCCGAGGTGAAGATGCCAGCGCCAAGCGGCAAGCGCATCGCGCCACCAAGCAATGATGCGCCACCGGATTTCAGCAAGTTCCCGCCGCCGACTGACGAAGACTCTTTGCCCTTTTGACAATGAAGCGCATTCGAGCGGACCACGAATGGTACGAGCTTCGCGGGGCGCGGGTGCGCGTCTCCCGCGAGGTTCGGGACTGCGATATGGGATTCTGCAAGAACTGGCGTGGCGCGATTCAGCCCGGCGATATGTATGCGTGGATGAGTCACGGCCTCAACGTCTGTGCGCAACACTTTAGCCCCGAGGACATCATCAATGGATGAAGTCGAGTACGAACTGCATCGCAAGCATCAAGCACGAGTCGAGCCGTCCACGATTGGCGGGTTGTTTGCCGCCGCCGTAGAGCAAGTCGAGGAATCCGACACCATCAAGAAGCAATGGTGGCGCTGGCATCGGGCGAACCCGCACGTGTACGAATTGTTTACACGCTTCACGTTTGATGTTATTCGTCGTGGGCATAAGCACTATTCCAGCAAGGCCATTTTTGAGCGCATTCGTTGGCATACGGACATCGAAACGGCGGGGGAAGAATTTAAGATGAGCAACAACTACACGCCGTACTATGCGCGATTGTTTATGAAAGACTTTCCTGACCACGCGGATTTCTTTCGCACCAAGATGTTGCGGAGCGATGACAATGACCCGATGGCTGGCGTCCCCCAACCCGCCCGACTGGGCCGGAGTGCGATATGAGGTGGAAGGCTTCAGCAGAGCCGCGAATCGGGGACGAAAAGACGACTGCGCGATTTGCGTTTTTGCCTACTCGCTTGGATGACGGATACGCCGTGTGGCTAGAGTATTATACCGTCCACTTGCGCTATGAAACGCAGGATGTCGCAACGAAAGGTGGATGGGTACGAACGACCCGCTGGTTTGATTCTCGGACAGAGCTTTTTGTCTGCCCACCTGATTTTGGAGGATACGACTAATGCGCTGGCGCTGTGAGGAGGACGAGCCCAAGACCATCGCGGACCTACAGGCCGATGAGCCGACCGTCGAGTGGCGCGATGTCTACAAGGGCAACCGCATTACGCATCGTTTCTACCCGCATCACTACGCTCGCATCCTCGTTGCCAAAGGGACGCGGCAGGGGTGGGCGCTTGACTGAACGTGCTACGTTGCTACAAGCCATTGTAATTGTTACGCGCAAAATGTGGGAAGCGGCGGCGCGAATTGAACACGACGAGGAGCGCGTCTATTGCGCGGAGCTTACATCGCTTTTGGCAGAATACAAATCCAAGTTTGGAGACGGCGCGTGAAACGGACACCACTTAAGCGCAAGTCTACGCTAAAGGCGCGGAAGCGTATTCAAGCCAAGCCGCGCACGGGCGTGGAATTCCAGCGAGTCTACGGCTCCAAGCGGCGGGTCGAGTACGTTAAGCAGTTGTCGTGCGTGGTCTGTGGCAACGGGCCGTGCGAAAATGCGCACATTAAGTCAGGCGGGATTGGACGGAAGGCCGCATACACCGACATCATCCCGCTCTGCTCGTCGTGTCACCGGACGCAACATCAGCACGGCTGGAAGGCGCTTTCTCTTGACGCGCCAACCTTGGAACATCTAGCGTACCTGACCCAATGGCGCTGGGCAACGCGGCCCGATGATTAAGCTAGATGCATTCTGCAAGGCGAAGGGTCTGCCGATTCCCGTGCCAGAGTATCGCTTTCATCCGACGCGCAAGTGGCGTATGGATTGGGCGTGGCCTGAGCATCGGGTGGCGTTAGAGATAGACGGCGGGGTCTGGGTACGCGGGGCGCACGGACGCGGCACGGGGATTGTGCGCGACCAAGAGAAGGGGCGGGAAGCGGCGGCGTTAGGCTGGCGCATTCTGCGTTGTCAACCGAAGGAGTTGTTTACCGCGTCAGTCATTGACGCACTAACCCGCGCCCTCAAGTGGCGCATTACGGAGGAAGCATGACGGACGGAACGATGACGGTCACGGAAGCGGCAAACACGTTGGGACTTTCGCGCCAACTCATCCACTCATGGTGCAAGAAAGGCAAACTGATTGCGACGCAAGGCGCTGGCAATCGTGCGGCGTGGCGTATTGATAGAGCAAGCGTCGAATCAATGCAGAATTCTGACGACCTTGCGAGAGCCCACAAGCATCGCGCCTTACTCGTCGGGCGTCCCAAGCGTCGAGCGATTCCTGCGGTTGCATAAATATGCAGGTATGCAGGGCGTAAGTCTATGTAAATCAACGACTTAACTGGGGTATTGACAAATCCTGTGGGGGTTGTAACTTCATTGTGTAGTTCAACCCCGACACAGGAGCAGACGATGACCATCACCGCCACCACCTTCCCCGCCTACGCCAACCACATCGGCTGGAGCGATGTGACCCCGTACGAAGTTGTTCGCGTGATTTCTGACAAGAGCATCGACGTACGCTTGATGAATGCGGAGCGCGACAAGAGCGTAGAGCTGATGTGGGCTGAAGGCGGATTCGCTGGACATTGCGCCAACCAGAGCGAGCAGAAGTGGACGATTACCTCGAACCCTGACGCCACGGTGACGCGCATCAGGCTTCACAAGGATGGCAACTGGTACGGCATGGGCAAGGCTCGGTTCATGCTTTCGGATTCTCCCCGCCGTTTCTACGATTTCAACTTCTAACCTTTACCGCAACGGGCCGCACGGCGCGGCCCTTACCCCGACACGGAGACTGACCATGCAGACCATCACCGAGAACACCAACGAAGTTGAGACCGTTGCCGTTGATTATCAGCCCACGAAGGGCGACCGCGTGTATCTGCGCCGTTTCAATGACAAGGAGCGTTATGGAATCGCCGCAACGATTGTCAGCGTGCGAAACTTGGCAGACGGGACGAATCGTGTATGGTTTCGATACACGGATGAACAGACGGGCGAATCGGAGAAGGATTGTTATGACATTGATTCGTACGACATGCGACGTCGTGGCGTTAAGTGGCGCCATCTGTTTCAGTTAGTTTCAGATAGCACCGAAGCCGAGCGTGCCGATTATGCGCAACGCGTTTTTGGTCGTCAGCAAAAGCGCGCAGAGTTGGCGCGTAAGAATCAAGAGGAGCGCGAGTATATGGATAAATTTCGCGCCGAAAATAAGCACCTTGTCGACCGTAAACCCGTTTGGCATCCCATTGAAGTTGTGGAGTTTGTCCCGCGTCGTTTTGAACCACAGCGCGACAGCCGTGGCATTCGTCTTGGTATGATTTATCGGGAAATTATTGTGCGTCGTGAGTCATGGCAGTTTACGGGGTATGGCAAGACGTATTGTGTGCGCAACAACATTGACAAAATCAAGTTGAGTGTTATTCGTGGTGGCGACGGCAAGTGGCGCATTAGCACTCTGCCAAGCTACGTAGATATGCGTGGCGATTTTCAGGAACACATGGTCAAGTTGATTACGTTTGCCCATGATTGGTGCGTTGAGCGCAACGCAGTCGAGCGCGTCAAGATTGACGAATTGCGTGCGTGGCGTGCGAAGAAGATGGCGGCATAATTCATACAACCCCGACACGGAGAACAGACCAATGGCATACATGAATCAAGAGCGCAAGGCGATAATCGCCGCCGCCGTCAAGCCCATCCTAAAGCAGTACGGCGTGAAGGGAACGTTTAGCGTGCGTCATCATTCGACTATCGTATTGACGCTAACGCAGGGCGATGTGGATTTCATTGCAGACTACCCCGCCAACGTGTATTCGTACGGGCAAGATTTCGCCACGGATTACAATCAGTTACGAAACCAGTATTACTTCGACGTTCGCCGCAATTGGCTGGAATTGTTTCCCGTGACGTCGGATAGCTATCAACTCCTGAACGCCGTATTGGACGCGATGCAAGCGGCGGATTGGTTTGATAAGTCCGACATCTCAACGGACTACTTTCACACCGCGTACTACATCCAAGTCCGTATTGGCAAGTGGAATAAGCCCTACGTCTACACGGGCGCGGCGGTGGGGGTGGCGGCATGACGTACAAAGGCATTGCCCGTCGCTTGCTGACGAAGCACGGGCTTCGGCTGGCGCGAGTCAAGATTGGCGCACGGGCGTTCCGCTACGAGTACGTGCTACCCGCTATCAAAGGCGGCTACGATGCGCACGACATTGCACGCGCTACGCTCTGGCACTCTGTCAATCGCGCATTGGATAGGGTGACGCCGTGACGCAATGGCACCTCATCAACAATGACGGCGACATTGTTAAGACCGTCACCGCCTCATCACGCGCCGATGCCGTCGCGTTGTTGGGGCGGGGCGGCACCGTCGTTTCGGCGTTGTCGTGGAAGCACGACGTTCATCGCTGGCGTCCCGTCAAAACGGTCGTAACAGACTTGGTGCAGACGCAGAAGAAGAAGCCGTATGAAAATTTTGTCGAAATCAAAGACGGGTATTTGCGCGTCATGGAAATCGCCAAACGTTTTGACACGCGGGAAGGCAAGGTTCGCCGCATCATTGACAAGCACGGAATTCCTTGCGAAGTTGTGCAACATAAGGGCCGCAAGATTCAGACGTATAGTCCACGAAGTGTGGAGCGTATTAAAAAGTATTTAGCGATGGAACCAGAACACATTGTGCCGCGTGCCATCGTGATGAAGCGACGCGACGCTTTTCTTGAAAGAATGCGGAAGTATTACAAGCAGGGTATTCACGGACACGCAAATCGGAGGAAGGCATGATTTACGCAGTCATCGTTGGCATCATCACGGGAGCGGCGGTCGGCGTCATCGTGGCGCGGTTCTACATCGACACCGAGACGAAGGACACCACGACGGACGCCTACGAAAGCGGCTGGGGCGACGGCTATGCGGTCGGTATTAATCAGCCCAAGCAGTCCCGTCCTCGCGCCAAGAAAATCAGCAAGGCGGTCGAGTGATTATCCGTTGCCCCGTCTGCGACGACGGACGCACGGACGCGGCGGCTATCAAGACGCACAACATCTTGTGCGCCGAGTTTGGTGAACGTTCCTACCCCGCGCCGACACATGCGTAAAGCCCTCGACATTCTTGCCACCGTCGCGTTGCTTCTTTGCACCGTGCCGTTGCTGATTGTGCTGATGATTGCGCGGGTGCCAGCCAACTATCTAAAGCGGAGGAACTTTGGCAGGGGACTTTGACATTGGGCCAGCCGACTACGAGGCCGACCGCATGAGCGAGAACGGCAAAGGCGACACGCCGCGCCCGATTGTGGTGGACAGCGAAACGTATAAAAAGAATTGGGAGCATACGTTTCCGAAACAGGAAACGCTTGGCGACCCAGACGAATGATACGCGCATCGGTGTTGATTGCGTCCCATCGGTCGCAATTCTTACAACGTGCCATTGATTCCGTCATGGCGCAGACGCTTCCGCGTCACGAATTGCAATTGCTCGTCAACTATTCGCCCGACCCTGAACTCTTTCTGACCAACTGGAACGAGTTGTGTAGCATTGCGAAGGGCGAGTTCGTCTGCATCTTGGGCGACGATGACACGTTGGAACCACGATATATAGAAAGTTGTATAAAGTGGTTAGAACTTACGCAGGGTGACATCGCGTATACGCAAGTCATGGGACGCAACGGTGACGGCAAGCCCACGGGCGTCTACGTTCCGCCATCCGTCATTACGCTTGACACGATGCGGCACGGAAATCACATCTGGTCAAGCTCAATCGTCAGGCGCGAGCTTTGGCAACGTGTGCATGGCTACGACATGAACATCCCCTACGTTCATGACTACGACTTTTGGGTGCGCTGTTTGCAAGCGGGTGCCGTTGCCAAGTACGTTCCCATTATCGGTTGGAACCATTACGCACACAACGAAGGCCGCGTGACCACGACAAGCGACCACCGCGAAGCGTGGCGCATCTTTGACGAACGCCATCCGGGATATAGACTGTGAACATTCAACGCTATCCGTTGCGCGACATCAAGCCCAACCCCAACAACCCGCGCATCATCAAGGACGACAAGTTCCAAAAGCTGGTGCAAAGCATCAAAGATTTTCCGCAAATGTTGGAGCTACGGCCCATCATCGTCAACGCCGACTTGACGGTGCTTGGCGGCAACATGCGTTTAAAGGCGTGTCAAGCGGCGGGTCTGACGGAAGTGCCTGTCGTGCGTGCCGATGCGTTGACGCCCGAACAGCAACGCGAGTTCATCATCAAAGACAACGTGGGCTTCGGCGAATGGGATTGGGACGCGCTCGGCAATGAATGGGACATGGATGAGTTGTCGCGTTGGGGCGTAGACATACCCACGTTTCCCGAAACGTCAGAGCAGAGCGCACCGCCCGAATTGGATGGCACGACGTTTCAAGTGATTGTCGTATGCAAATCAGACATTGAACAGGGCAACATTGCCTCCGAACTGGAACAACGAGGGTTTGAATGTCGGCTATTGACGTTGTAATTGAAAGCACGCCGTCGCGTTCTATTCGTGCGCGTCAAATTGAAGCGATGTTTGATGTGCCAATGCAGACGACGCAACGCTTGGAGTGGAAAGGCGACGCGCCCATCAATGAGCGTCCGTGGAACGTTGGACTTATTGTCGGCCCATCAGGGTGCGGCAAGTCTACCATTGCCAAGCATTTGTTTGGTGATGCGATGGCGCAACGTTTTACGTGGAACGGTGCCAGCGTCATTGATGATTTCCCAAGCAACGTTGGCATTGACAACATCTCCGCTATTTGTCAGGCGGTCGGATTCAATACGATTCCCGCATGGCTTCGTCCGTTCAATGTGTTGTCAAACGGCGAACAGTTTCGCGTATCGCTGGCACGCACGTTGATTGAGTCGGGCCAGTTGGCAGTCGTTGATGAATTTACGTCCGTCGTTGATAGACAAGTTGCCAAGATTGCGTCACACGCAGTACAGAAATACGTACGCAAGCAACAGACGCAATTCGTGGCGGTGTCGTGTCATTACGATATTATCGAATGGTTACAACCCGATTGGGTGCTGGAACCCGCGACAATGCAATTCCAATGGAGGGCGGTTCAACGACGACCCACTCTCAATGCAACACTCTGTCGCGTTCCGTATGCCTTCTGGCAATTATTCGCTCCCTATCACTATCTAACCAATTCGCTCAATCGCTCGGCGGCGTGCTATTGTCTCTTTGTCGAAGGCCAACCCGCCGCGTTCGGTGGTATGTTGTATCGTCCACACCCAAGGGTTGATAATATTTACGGTTTGAGTCGCCTTGTCACGTTGCCAGATTATCAAGGTCTTGGTCTTGCATTTGTTTTGACCGATGCACTTGCGGCGGCATTTAAAGCATTGAACCAACGATTTCACACGTATCCAGCGCATCCGGCATTAATACGTTCGTTTGACCGTTCGCTGAAATGGAAAATAGAAAAACGTCCGGGCGTTTGGTCAATACCAAGTCGCACGGGAAATAGAAAGCTCAATAAAGGCGCTCGTCCGTGCGCGGTCTTTGAATACGTCGGCGCACCAATGACTGACAAAACGGAAGCGCAACGTTTGCTTGCCATTCCGCGTTTGTGTCAGTAAGCTATACGTCAGCATCAAAACAGGGACGAAACAGGCCATTGGCAATGCCAAAGAAAAACCCACCAGAGCATACGCGATTCAAGAAAGGACAATCCGGTAACCCAAACGGACGCCCCAAGCTACCGGACATCCGTGAAGCGTTGGCAAAGATTCTCGCAGACGAGAAGGACGGCTATACGGCGTTAGAAGCCACGTTGATGGCGCTCCGTGCAAAGGCGGTGCGCGGTGACATCCGTGCGGCGGAGGCGTTGCTGGACCGTGCGTTTGGCAAGCCAAAGCAAGCGATTGACCATACCACGGGCGGTGATAAAATGTTGCCAAGCGCCATCACGATTGAGTTGGTGACGCACGACAACGACGAGTAGCGGTGCGCGTCAAGACCCCGCCAGCGTTTTCGTTCCTCTACGACCCGCCACTTGGTAGCACGCGCTACCGCGTGGCGTACGGCGGTCGTGGCTCTGCG